TCACCTCCGGACTAATAAACATGAAACCGCCCAGGATGCTCTCGAGACCAAACTTCTTTTCGATGTTGTTCGAGAGCGTCTTGACATCCTGCGAATCGTAAAACTTTTTACAAACTTTTGTGATGATTGTGGACTTGCCGGACTGCGCGATACCCTTGAGGAAGGGGATAACCTGCCAGCAGTCCATATCGTTGACGTTGTAGCACAGGCGGCCGCAGAAGACGTAAATCCAGCGGCATACATCCTCTGGGAACTTCTGGTAGTCCATCACGGACTGCATGTGCGGCGTCGGCACATTGTACCAGTCCTCCATGTAGTCGTACGTAACAAAGTCCTGGTCAAAATACTTGCACGAGACGATGGTCGGGTCGAGCGTCTGGATTTCGGCCGAACCGTACTCGTAGAAGCGGCTCACGTACTTGCCCTCGACCGGTGACCACTCCTTGCCGATGAAGATACCGTTCCGGAAAGACCAAACGTTGCGATTCTTTTTGATTGGCGGGAACTGCAGGTCCTTGCAGTTGGTCAGGTGCTTGACCACGTCAGCCACCGCGCTGCCCTTGCTGGTCATGTTGCGCCACATGTCGTACTTGTCCTCCTTCTGGGTATAGTGGTACACAAAGTCCTTGATTTCCATCACGGGTTTCCAGGCCTAGGTCAGGTGACCCACGGGCGTCTCAATTTGCTTGCAGCAGTAGTCGCCGTAGCGGCGCATCTTGAGCAGGTAGCACTGGTTGAGCAGGTATAGCAGCAGCTTCTGGTATGGAGAGTTTTCATCTTTTTCGTCGGGACCGATGGTCTTGCAGCGGAAGATGGAGTGGTCCATGTCACCCTGGATTGGCACGTACGTGGGATGGTTTATGCGTTCGTACATACGAACATACCTAAATATCATTTCGTACGCATCATCTACAGTCTCGATGAGACGGGTAATACGTTGGCCAAACTGGAACTCGTCACCGTTTACGTCTTTTGTCGCTAGTTCGCGGATATTGAGCTCGCCTGCGTGGTGGTACAGCTCGGAAAAGAGCGCCACGAAACGATTCTTCTGTGAGGCGGCGTGCTCGAGGTTGGGGTTTACTGGGATGCCGTTCGCATCCAATTCTGTATCGTGAAAAAACTGACGGAACCCACCGGTGAGCGGCAGGAACTTGTCACCCTTGCAGTTGAGGCTCAGTTTCCTCTCAAGCTGCAAGACAAACGCCTCCATTTTTGGCGGATCAAGCTGACTCACATCCGAGCGTAGAATTTCCATCCGAATCTCGTTAGTCTTTTCGGATGTCTGTTCGCGCTCGATTGTGTGCACCTTGTCCATTACTTATACGTATCGACTATTTTTTAAGTCCCTGACCGAAGGTCAGTTCCTGCAGGCGCTCAGGCAGATGCAGTTGCAACAGCTGGCTTCAGGGCACCAAAAATCTTTACAAGAATTTTGTTCTGCATCTCAAGCTGGGTAGCAATCTTCTCAGCGCTGTCCTTCAGGGAGACCAGGGCTGTGGCGACCGTGTCACCCTCCTCAGTGCACAGCATCTGACCCAGGGCCTCCACCAGGTCAATGCCATCCTCCATGTCAAAGTCGTCCTGACCCTCCTCGTCCTCGTCATCCATGTCAATCTCCTCATCCTCTGGGATGTCCTGAACAGGCTTCTTGGCGGCAGACATTTATATAAAAAAATTTTTTTTATTTTTTTTTCTAGCGCACTAGTGTGAAAGAGCTCATATAGGTCTCTTTCTCGACCTGGTCATAGGCATCACTCTTTTCCATATTCTCCTGCCCCCACAGGGCTCTCAGATTGAGTCTGTTCCAGCAGGCCATACGTTCAGTATCATCAGTCTGGTCAAAGGCTGCACAAGGAATAATATGGTCGATGTGCCATTCGCCATAATTGTCCCAGGACATGCCTTCTGTAAAGGTGGTCTCCAAGTGGCTCTTAAACTCTTCAGGCGAACACCCCAGGAGCTCACAAGTCCTTTGGCTCTTCTGAGTTCCGCGTAAGATGAAGCGCATACGACGAGCTATATTTTCCTTTATTCTTTTTTGAATAAATTTTTCATCAGGGTTTTCACGTTTTCTTGCGAACCCGTTTCTTTTCCATGCATTTACTTTTTCTCGGTTATTTCTACGATATTCAGAATCAGCATTTTTGTTATTATTTCTATAGTTTTTCCAGCACGTGATGCATCTGTAACATAATCCGTCAGCACGTCTTGACTCCTTTGTATACTGGGTAAGTGGTTTCCACTCAGTACACTCAGAACATCTCTTGTGCTCGACACCGTCAATTGTTTGATGGGGTATTTTAGCTGGCATACTTAGTTTGTCTTTGAGTGAAACTTTTAAGTCAGGGCGCGTGATTGTCGGGTCTAAATTTTTTTCTTGGCTAAGAGTACCAAGAATCATGGCCGGTGGACTTATGCAACTCGTCGCTTATGGCGCGCAAGACGTATACCTGACGGGCCAGCCCAAGGTGACTTTCTTCCAGGCGGTGTACAAGCGCCACACCAACTTCGCGATGGAGGCTATCCTGCAGACCGTGAACGGCAGCGCCGCCAACGGTGCTCGCGTGTCCGTGACCATTGCCCGCAACGGCGACCTGGTCGGCGACATGTGGCTGCAGCTCCAGCCCGCGACGCTCACCTCCGCCCAGACCCCCACAGCTAACCTGGTGTCCACCAACATCACGGCTGACCTGAACTGGGTGGCTGAGCGTGCCGTGGCCGCCGTCGAGCTGACCATCGGTGGCCAGCGCATCGACAAGCACTACCAGACCTGGTTCCGTCTGTACGCCGAGGTGTTCCTGGGCGAGTCGGACAAGTACGCCTACGGCAAGCTGGCCTCATTCCCCAATCTGGGCTATGTGAACTCCGGCAACGGCAACATGTCTGGCAACTCCACCAACCAGGCCTATGTGTACCTGCCTCTGCTGTTCTTCTTCAACCGCAACCCAGGCCTGTACCTGCCCCTGATTGCCCTGCAGTACCACGAGGTGCGCCTGGACTTCGACCTGACCAACTACTACTCCCTGTACTTCGGCGCCAACCAGGTTCAGGTGTGGGCCAACTACGTGTACCTGGACACCGAGGAGCGTCGCCGCTTCGCCCAGAAGGGCCACGAGTACCTGATTGAGCAGGTGCAGCACACCGGCGGTGACTCCATCGCATCCGGTGCGTCATCCGAGACCAGCCCGTCTCTGATCCGCCTGTCCTTCAACCACCCAGTGAAGGAGTTCATCTGGTGCTACCAGAACGCCCTGACCACCGCCACCATCGCCGCTGGCTCCAACTACAACGGCATGTGGAACTTCAGCTCCAACACCGCCAACGTGAACCTGACCTGCAACATTGGTGGCTACGTGCAGAGCTCCAACTACCTGCTGCCCCACCTGGCTGGCTGCCCCCACCTGTTCTCCAACGGTGTGGTGTCCACCGCCACGACCGCAAACGCTTTCTGGATTGAGGAGGGCACGCCCCTGCCAGGCCAGTTCGAGGTCGGCCCTCTGTACAGCTTCAAGATTGTGCTGAACGGCCAGGACCGCTTCGCGGCACAGGCTGGCAAGTACTTCAACCAGTACCAGCCCCTGCAGTACCACACCGGCACGCCCTACCCAGGCATCTACGTGTATTCCTTCGCACTGAAGCCGGAGGAGCACCAGCCAACCGGCACGTGCAACTTCTCTCGCATTGACAACGCCCAGGTGTCTGTCAACCTGAAGTCCCAGGCTTTCTCCGTGGCCGGCACGCCCAACACCCAGGGCGGCTGCGTCCAGAAGCTGTTCGCCGTCAACTACAACATCCTGCGTATCCAGTCCGGCATGGGCGGCCTCGCATTCTCCAACTAAACGTCTCGCTTTGCTCTGCTCTGCTCGCGCGCGAAAAGGAGTCCCCTTCGAAGGCGAAGCCTTCTTTTCTACAGGAAAATGGGCCTACGGCCCTGAAGGCGGCTTCGCCAAAAACCCAAAAGGGCTACGGCCCGAAGAGAGGAACTCACCTTTCTTCAGGTCGTAACTAAAAGCAGGGTGGCTCTCAGGTAGCTGCTCAATCACCTCGCGAATAAACGCAGCCGCGCACCGGTCGTACACGGCATAGTTCCACTTTGGCTCGGGCAGCCGGTCCAGCAGATACATCATAGAAAACGTCTGACAGAACTTGTGTGTGCCCGGCTTCTGGTAGTGGTCGTACGGGTCGAACCTGTGCGGTTCACCAGCCTTCTGGGCCGTCCAATGAGAATCGATAAAGTATGCTGTAGGGCGACGCGGCACATGACGACTACACGGTCTGCGCCGAATAACAACACTCGGGACCATACTATACCAGACAGACTCGTCGCCCATAAAATCAATTGTTGACTGCATATATATGACTATTGCTCAACTCCTTAAAAAGCATCGCAACCAGATTAAAGCATTTGACCGCGCATATGCCAAGAGGCGCGTCGCCATCCTGAACGCCCAGAAGAAACATCTGAACGCACGCAAGAAGGCGGCGAACCCAAACAACTCTGACACAAAGAAATCTGCCAAAGGCTCAAAACTTATTTACAACTTTTTGCTTAGACCCCTCATTAAGAAGAACACCAAGCTTTAGGCGAACCGTCTTTTTCGAATAAATAGAATAATTCTTTTTCTTTTGGGCCGACTCTTTCTTGCGCTGACGGTCACTCGATTCCATACTTATTATTAGTGTGTATAAATCCTTAGGTCTTGCCACGCCCTGTTCACCACCTGCCACGACGCGTGGCTCGCCCCAAAGTGCTTCAGGATGACGCGGCTGCACAGCTCTGGGTCGAACGTGGGCGCACAGCAAAACACGTCAATGTACACCTTCGAGTCCTCTGGGTACGTGTGCGCACTGAAGTGGCTCTCGGACAGAACCAGGACGCCAGTCGCACCTACAGGCTCAAACTGATGAAACGAAGAGCCGACCACCGTAAATTTACACTCTGTCGCAACCAGGTCCATAATCTCCTGGAGTTGCGAAATAGTATCAATTTGGACACCCTCAACATGTCCGATAAGGTGCTTCATTTATTACTTTTGTTCTATAAACTTTAATAGGTGTACCCGTTTGGCATTTCTCCCTGTGCAACAGGAACTGTCACACCAAAAACAGCAATACCCATAGCGATATATATACAGCCCAGGACCAGCTGGAGCATGAGCGGCGCCGTGAGGCTCTGCTGCGTGACTGGGTCCTTCAAGATGACAGCCTGGTAGACTGTCGCAGAGCCAATCACGGTGAACATGATGGCGAGTAGAACGCCGAATATTATTTCAGCCCCCATATACTATAGTATGGAGAAAATTGCCATAACGGAGAATGCACTGAAGACATCAGGTGGTGATGTGTTCAAGGCTCTCGAAATTGCTTCAAAAGAAATTTATAAAAAAAAAATTCAGGATGTGGCGGCTACTCTGCATATGCACGCCCCACGCATGGTCATGGACACTATCATTCACGGCATGAATCTGGTTGAACATGAAAATGTAAATAATAAAAAAGAATTTTTAATAGATGTGCTCCGAGCAGTCCTGCATGACCAAGACTGGGACATGATTGACCAGATTATAGACGGACTGTCCTATGCCAGCAAAGGTTTCATGAAAATTAATAAAAAAAAGAAAAAGTTTTACTGGCCATGCATAACTGTCAGGTAGAACCACAACAGGTACAGACCAACCACGAGCTGAAGCAGAGACTTGCTCAGAACCAGCGGCATCTGACGGCGATTTTTCTGCCCAAGGTCCTGAAGACCCAATATTATATAAGTGGCCGATGCTGACAACATCAAACCCTTCTGAAGAGTAGCGAGTGCGGTCATATTATTATTTAAAAACATTTTTATATTTTCAGGTATGGCATTCTTTGCCCTTATAGAGGGGGAACTCGAGAGTGAACTTTACGCATCGCTGGAGCCCAGTGACGGCAATGACCAGTTCCAAGATTACCCGCCCATCGAGTACGAGATGCCTGAGGAGTGGGAAAGTCTGCTCGAAGAGACGAAACTGCGCGAGGATGAGTACCGCGAGTGCAACAAGTTGGCGTTTCTGACCAAACGGGAACTTGCGCAAAAGTATGACAATATTCAGAAGATGCGTCGCAACATCTATGTGTTAGAAAACACCTCGCTCAAGGATGAGTATCTGGCATTCCTGGACAAGTACGAGCTCGAACTCAACCTGGCTGACGATATGACCAAGATACGCATACTCCTCGGCAAGCGCGAAGCACTAAGAAAGGTACTCAGAATGAATAAACACGAGGAAATTCTGGCGTGCCCCATCTGCTGCGAATCAAAAGTTGAAAAGTTTCTGGACCCGTGCGGCCACACCTTCTGTACAGCCTGCCTATCAAAAGCACCACCAAATCAAAAATGTCCAGTTTGTAGAACTATTTACAAGAATGTTCGCCAACTTTTCTTCAGTTAAAAGGTTTGGCCCAGTATATATTG